ACGAATACCAAGCAGAGATTTATGCGAACCAAGGCATCGACGGCGATGTTATACGTGGACCAATCAGTTCTAGCAGTCAACGTGAAACTCCCAGCAATATATTTGGTATTACAACACCAGGTCGTCCAACTAATGATCCAACGATTAGCCCAGACTATAAAAAACGTTTAGAGATGGGTGAACTTCGAGAGGAAGACTATGCTATCCGTCAACGCCGTGGTGGACATAGTATTATTATGGACGATGGTGACCTAGATGCACAGAATCAAATACTACGTTTACGCTCAGGCGGTGGACACCAGTTAACCTTTGTTGACGATACTGTAGATGAAAATGGAGGCGATGCTCATCCTACAGGTCCTATTATTCAAATTATACATGGCAATGGTAGTAGTTGGTTAGAGTTTGGCAGTGATGGCATGGTATACTTGTATGCTTACGGTGGCATTCACATGCGTACAGAAGGTGAGTTTAATCTACACGCAGATGATAACATTAATATTCACACTGAAAAGAACTTTAATTTACATGCCGACGGCGACATTAATATTGATAGCCAAAAGAACACAACTATTAAAACCAATCAAAAACTAACAGAGTATGCTGGAAACATTGACGTTGGCACAGGCGGTAGTTATATTCTAAGTGCTGGTGCTAAGATTAGTCAAACTAGTGCAGGTCCTGGAAATTATCATAGCAGTAGAATTGATCTAAACACATCACCTGGACCTACAGTACCAGATCCAGGCAATCTCAAAAAGTTCTATCACGCAGATGTTACTCGAGGCAGTTTATCAGTGCCTTGGACCAAAGTGCCTAAAGCAAAAATATCAATCAACAGTGTTGTTCCTGCTCACGAACCTTGGAAAAGGGAAACAGGAGAAGCTGTAACAGATACAGGATTTATTGTTGGACAACAACTTGAAAAAGCCGCTTCTCAAAGAACAAAAGAAACTGTTGCTGATGCATTTGCTGACACAGGCGGATCTATTGCAGGCGGTAAAGCACCACCAAGTACTGCATCTAATGCGGCAACTAGTACCAGTGGAGCCGCAAGCGGTGGCTCTAGTAAACCATTGGGTGGTAGTAAAGGTACTGGGAAGCCTCCTACAGGATCTAAGTCTTCTAGTGCTACCAGTGGCACAGGCAATAATAGCGGTATTAACAGTGCTAGCGGATCGGGTGTTAGTAAAGGTATTACAAACAATGATTTATCACGTCCAGACGCTCCACCGGCTACAAAAGGTGTTGCTGGACTAACACCGGAACAAACACAAGCGATAAAAACACAGATTGCTAAAAACGAAAGTAACTTTGATTATACCGCAGTTAATCAATTTAATTACTTAGGACGATACCAAGTAGGTGGCGCAGTGTTACAAGATCAAGGACTGCTCCGTCCTGAGTATGTAAAAAAGTATGGCAACAAAGCCGCCCTGCACCCGGAAGCATGGACAGCAAAAGCTCACAGTATGGGTATCACAAGTCAAGCAGACTTTTTGGCGAATAGCGCAGTACAAGAACAAGTAATGGACAACCTATTAGCTAGTAACGCTAAAACAATGAGTCGTATTGGTGCGCTACGCCCGGGCGATTCACCAGGCACAACAGCAGGTATGCTACAAACTGCACACCTACTAGGAGCAGGCGGAGCAAAAACATTTAGAAACGGTGGCGGTGGCGCAGATGCTAATGGTACAACAGGTGCTATGTACTTTAACAGAGGTAGACATGCTATCGAAGGCACTGGACTAGCATAAGGTAAATATTGATATGGCTAGCAGATACAGAGGATTTAGCACAGTCGGACGCTATAAAAAGTTTCGTACTACAGACTACGAACTTGTAAAGCAGGATTTGCTAAATCATTTCAACATACGCAAAGGCGAAAAACTAATGAATCCAGAGTTTGGTACAATTATCTGGAACTGTTTGTTTGAGCCATTTACAGATGAAATGCGTGATATGATCGTTAGAGATGTTGCACGTATTGTTAACTATGATCCTAGAGTTACTCCTACGAATATTATTGTTGATGAATATCAAAACGGCATTCAACTTGAAATCGAAATGATTTATGTGCTAACAAACCAACAAGATACACTTGAAGTTCAGTTTAGCAGAGAAAGCAATTTAGCCGTAGAATCTTAATATACGCTGTTTTTAAATATGCTAAATAATATATATTGCAGTTATTTAGGACATTACGATGGCGTTGAGCAACAGACAAACAAGTTTACTGGTTCAGCAGGATTGGACAAAGGTATACGAAACCTTCAAAGAAGCTGACTTTCAAAGTTATGACTTTGAAACACTACGCAAAACCATGCTGGATTACTTGCGTACATACTATCCCGAAGACTTTAACGACTTCACTGAAAGTAGTGAATATATTGCACTGATTGATCTCATTGCATTTTTAGGTCAAAGTCTAGCATTTCGCACAGATCTCAATTCCCGTGAAAACTTTATTGATACAGCAGAACGCCGTGATAGCGTACTAAAGTTAGCACGACTATTAAATTATGTTCCTAAACGTAACGTTGCTAGCAGTGGCATGCTAAAAATATCCAGTATTAGTACTACTGAAACACTTTTTGACAGCAACGGAACAAATATTGCAAACTTAATTATTAGCTGGAACGATCCTAGTAACGATAACTGGCAGGAACAATTCAATACTATTTTTAATGCCGCATTAATTGACAGTCAAACAGTTGGAAAAGGCGGCGCAAATAGTATTATTAATGGTATTAGTACACAAGAATATACTATTCGTATTCCTGATAACCTACAAGCCGCATACAGCTTTACTACAGAAATCGAAGGTGCACAAATGCCTATCGAAGTTGTTAGTGCTAGTATCACTGGCGAAGAGTTTATCTATGAAAAAGCACCCAAGCCTGATTCAACATTTAACTTTTTATATCGTAACGACAACCTAGGCAATAGCAGTAATAACACAGGATTCTTTACTTACTTTAAACAAGGCGATATCAACAGTGTAGACTTTAATATCGAATCTGCACTGCCTAATAGACTAGTTAATATTGATTTTAACAATATCAACAATAATGATGTTTGGCTATATGCAGTTAATTCAGACAATACTATTGGAGAACAATGGACCAAAGTACCAGCAATTAACGGTGTTAATATTACCTATAATAAATCAAGTGAACGCAATTTGTATCAAGTTGTTACACGTAACGATGATCAAATTTCACTAAGTTTTGGCGACGGATCTTTTGCTAATATTCCACAAGGCAAATTTAGACTTTACTATCGTCAAAGTGCAGGCACACGTTATAAGATCACTCCAGACGAAATCCAAAATATTGTTATTCCTATTCTTTATGTGGATCGCAATGGGCGTAACCAAACACTTAATGTTACTGCGAGCTTAAATTATACTGTTGCTAACAGTAGCACACGCGAAACACTCTCAAGTATTAAACAAAAAGCACCTCAACAGTATTATACACAAAACCGTATGATTACTGGTGAGGACTACAACATTTTTCCATTTACTGCATTTAACAATGTGCAGAAAGTTAAATCAACAAACCGTACTAGTTCGGGTGTTAGTAGATTCTTAGATGTTGTTGATGTTACAGGCAAGTATTCAAGTACAAATATTTTTAGTGCTGATGGAGTATTATATAAAGATGAATATACTCGAAGCGTAAACTTTAGTTACCAAACAGCTAACGAGATCTTTGGTGTTATCTATAATACTATTGCACCAATACTACGTGATAAGCCTATGCAACATCTGCATTATGACAAAGCAGAACGATTTAGTCTACAAAATCAATCATGGACCACAGGCACAGGAACCGTTACTGCTAACCTAACTTGGCAATTCGAAAGTGCTAGTACAAACAAAAGCATCGGCTATATTATGGGTCCTGACAGTAGTAGTGCTGATGGTACACCATATGTAGCAATGAGTATAGGCACAGGTATCACTGGTGTCTTAAAGAATGTGTTGGTAGGATCTATTATTAAATTTAGTGCTGGTGAAGGCAAATACTTTAATGCACGTAATCAGATTGCAACAGGTGCAGTTAGCAAAGACAGAGACAGAACTTATATCTACGCCAGTGTACAGCGTATTGACCAAATTACAAAGCAAGTTACTATTAGTGAAACAGTGCCAACAGGTGCAATCCCAATGGAAATTATTCCAGTGTTCAAATCGACACTGAGTGATAGTTTGACTAACGAAATTGTTACACTTATTAAAATCTACAAAAACTTTGCACTACGCTATGACACAAATATTAACGGTTGGGCACTGGTAGATGCGTCTGATATTAGTACAGCACCATATTCCAACGAATATGCAGGCAACACTGCAGGTGAAGCACTAGATGCTAGTTGGGTTGTGCGTCTGGAATACAACGGTACAGAATATTCAATTATACACCGTGGCTTAGAATATTATTTTGAAAGCGAAGCAGAAACCAAGTTTTATTTTGATGACACTGTAAAAGTATATGACAGTAAAACAGGACGCACACTTCGTGATGAAGTTACTGTATTAAAGTTTAACAGTCAAGCAGATAGTAGTGCGCCACTTGCACAAAACCTTGCATGGAACATATACAAAAGTATTGTTGGTGCAGATGGTTATAGAGAAAATCGTCGTGTACTAATAACATTTCCAGACACAGATCAAGATGGTGTTCCTGACAACCCCGACTTGTTTGACTTAATTGTTGACAGTGAAGTAAACAGTGACTCAAAGTTTGTTTTCTTTAAAAAAGAAGACACCACTGGCGGCTTTAATGATTTTGCACCGATGGATTATTTTGATGTAGAGATTTTTCCAGATTTTGCAACTATTAGTTTGAACTTAGAAAGTTACAATGCAGGACAAATATTCTACGCTTACTCTACTGATAGATTTTATCAACTTAATATTTCTAACGGCATTAGAGAATTATCAAATGTTACTACTAACTACAGAGCACGTGTCGGTAGAGGATCGTTAAACTTCCAATACAAACATAGTGCGCCGAACAACAGACGTGTAGATCCAAGTCCAAACAACTTAATGGATTTGTTTATTTTAACAAAATCCTATAGCAATGATTATATTGCCTTTATTACCGATACATCTAATACACTAACAGAGCCAGTTGCTCCTACACAAGAGGAACTTAGAGGTGAGTTTAATACATTAGAAAACTACAAAGCACTTAGTGATACTATTATTTTTAACAGTGCTAAATTTAAACCATTGTTTGGTAGTTTAGCTGAAAATAGTTTACGTGCTAAATTCAAAGTTGTCAAGAACCCAAATATGAATATCAGCGACAGTGAAGTAAAGACGCAGGTTATTAATGCTATCAATACTTACTTTGATATTAACAACTGGGACTTTGGTGAATCTTTTTACTTTAGTGAGTTAAGTGCTTATTTACACGCTGAACTAACACCAGAACTTTCTAGTATTATTATTGTTCCTAGTGATACTTCTAGTAGTTTTGGTAACCTTTATCAAATTAATGCAGAACCAGACGAAATTTTAATCAGTTCG